CCGCCGTACTTGACCAGATCTAGATCCAGCTCCTCGTAGAGCTCTAGCCCGCCCAGCTTTAGCCCTGGCACACACAGCCCGAGAGCCCCGATTAGCGCCCGCTGCTGCCGGCGTGGCTTCTTGGCCTCGGTTGTGTAGCCTACTGCTATGTCTTCGCGCTCAGCAAAAGGAGGCAGCACGATCGCCAGCTCCTCGCCTTTTAGTTCTACCTTGTCTGTGCTCATGTCCCGTCCTTCCTTCTAGCCAGATCAAGTAAGCGTGATGGCGCCGTAGCAGGTGAAGCTAACAGAGAGGCTGTTAGGATCACCCTCTGCAAAGTCTACAGAGCAGGTGCAATCGTCGAGGACGATAGTGTGATCTGCGGCGTCGCCGTGGTCTGTGCCCTCGATCGTGAGCGTCAGCTTGACTGCGTATACCTCGGCATTAGCGCCCAAGGTGCTAACGGCAGAAGAAAACGCACCGCGCTTAGTCAAAGCATCCGCAAGCAGCTTGTCTGACGAGTCACTAAGATCGGTAAAGTGAACCGAGAAGGAGCCCGAGGGGAACGTCTGGTTAGTGTAGCGCACTGAACCCAGATCACCGCGATCTAGGTATGTGGTTACTTCCTTCTGGTTAGCCATCAGGCCAGACACTGAGAAGTCGCCAGCCTCGAATTGCACTGTGTACGCAAGAGGTGTGGGGCTTGTGGCGTCCTCTACTAGGATCGTGCCGTCGCGGAAATTCTTAACAACTGTTGAGACGGCCATGATTTAGCCCTCCTTCTTTGTGGTGGTTTTTGCTTGTGGCTTGGCTTTCGCTGCTGCCTTGGTTTTTTCAATCTTAGCAGGTTTGGCCGGCCCATGCGCCGTCAATGCGGCGTGACATGTCATCCGGTGCTTAGGGTCTACGGCCTGCTTAATAAACATGCGAGGATCGGCAGCTTCCGCCCATCCTGGCGCGAGCTCGTCTAGTGTCGCTTTTGCTTGCTTCTTGTCCATGCTTACTCCAGAGCCAGAGTGTGTAGCGCTGTAAATTCCACCTCACCGATAATCCACTCACCGGCCGGATCTACCTCTCGCATTGATACGCCTGCAAATGAGATCACGGCATCCGCCTTGAGCGCTGCTGTGTCTGCCATTACCGCTTTAATAATTTCAGCCTCGGCGTCTAGGCTGTCATCGTAGCTCGCCACCTGATCTTTAGGCCTTACCCTCATGCAATAGGTAACGGCGATCAGCGTGTTTACCACTGCCCCAACGTCGGTCTTTTGCCGGCGGTTAGGCACGGGCTCTGTACGCGGCACGCCTACTGCATAGCGCTTGTGTAGCACTGAGCTGGGATCACGCCCAAAAACGTTGTACGGATGCTTGGCCGGACTAAAGCCCGTCACAGCGTCGATCGCTGTCTCTACCCGTTGGCGTAAACTTTTGAGCGTCGCTGGCACTATCGACCGCCCCAGCGCCCCCGGGGCGCATTGCTCAGATAGATCACAGGCTCATAGCTTGTGCGCTTGCCCTGCCCGTCTGGCCGGCCGTCGTGGTCCTTGTCATACTGAAAAGTCAGCTGACGCCAGGCGCTCGCCGCTGTCTTCTTGTGGCTCTCTGCAAGCTCAAGATAGCGACCCTCACCGACACTTGAGGCAAAGTCACGAAAGATCAGACTAAACGTGGTCTCTAGGTGAATCTCTCGCAGCGACCACGGATCGAGAATGAGGTAGGGAAAACGCCCCTTACCTACAAGACGGCCCACGATCTGGCGCCACGCCTCATCTATTGCGGCCTGATAGCTCGTCATGTCTGACGGCCTCAAGTCATCCAGATCTGAATAGCAGGCCAAAAGATCTGCGTCAGTGATCACCGGGTGGATAGCGCGTAGCACAAGAGCAGCAGAGCGGCGAAATATACGGGTGACGCCATCAGCAAAAGTAAGCGCCCACTCTTCTTGCCAGCCCTCGCCAACGGGTAGGGTGCTTGGCAGTGAGCTGGCCCCGATGCTGTATTGTGCTCGGTCACCTGTGACAGTAACAGCCACACCATCAAGCACTGGGGATCCTGCTGCATCATAAAGCGTAAACGTCCCCGAAGAAGGCGCTACTAGTGCGCCGTTCCTATAGACCTCAAGCGTTACGAGCTGAGCCCGGCCCCGCTCCAAGTAATCTGGAAACGGGATCCGCGCTGTGTATGGCGCTTCCCACTCGTCAGCGGAGCTCATGAGCTACCCCCTAAGAGTGCTTACGCAGTCTCGCCCTTGAGTGCTACCCAAGCCCCGCCCACACGAGCGTAAAGGGCGTCATCACCGTTGCTAGCGTTAGTGCGCATGTACAGTGAGCCGTTAGGCTCAGCAGCAGACGGCGCGCCAGATCCGGCGGTAATGGTGGGGGAGCTCGCGTCATCCTCAGTGGCAGAGGTGCGGACACCCACGCCCACAGAGGCAACGGGCTTGCGGTAGCGGTATGCGAATTTTGAAGCCATTAGATCTCATCCAATGCCCATATACGGGCGGCTATCGTTGGTGGTTTTTCTCGCGCTCATTGCGAATAAAGGACTGCCTAACCCGCTCGCGGACGGCGGACCTATCCACATTGTCGCCGTTCTGCCGTTGAGAGTCAACGATCCGTTGGGTCATGCTGTCGATCTGCTCTCGCGTCTGTCGGTCTTTGCTCATGCCTCACCCTTCTTGGCCCGTGTGCGCTTTGGCTTGGCCTGGCCATTGACGATAGCGCCCGCGCCGTCAAGCACTGCCTGTGCCTCATCGATCTTGGCCTTGACTGCTGGAATGTGGATATCCTTAGCGTTGCGGTCGATCTGCCGCTGATACTGATCGAGAATGCCGATCAGCACCTCAGGCACCGGGGCTTTGATCAGCCCGTCTGCTACTAGTGATCGGCGGAAATCGTTGTACCCCTTAGAGTCATGACGCACAATCACGCGGCGTCCAGCTCTGATCGGCTTGTCCCATGTGAGGTAGTAAGTATATCCGCGCTTGCATGGATACCGCGTCAAGTATCCGAGCTGCCGATCGAGAATAGTCCAGCCTCGATCCTGAAAACCGATCCGCGCCTGGCTGTCATCGATCCCGCCCTTTGTGCCCCTTACGCCGTTGACGCCGGGCTTGCAGATCAAACGCTTGAGCACCGGTAGCCACTCCCAGCTGCCGTCCTCCCGCTCCACCGGTTCCCAGCCTTGGGGGTTGTGCATCAGGTAAAATTTAGCGCGCGGGAGCTCTGGCAGAATTGCTGCCGCTGGATTTGTTGAGGCTTCCGCCCCTGATACCACCGTGCCAATCTGTCCGAAATCGTGAGCCATAGAGTGTGTCCTTCCTTTGTGTAAAACGGAAACCTCAAGGGGGAGTGACCCCAAGGAAGGACGGGAAGAACCGCCCCCCCTTGAGGTTCCCTAAGGTTTAGTCTGTTGAGAGCAGACCGACGCCCATATCGTCTTGGACGATAGCGGCGCCTAGGTAGTAGTGGCCAATGATCTCAGTCAGTGCCTTTGAGGCATCGCGCTGAAACTCAACCACGACGGGTGAAACGCCGGGGCGTTGCACGTTGCCTTGCGTGATCACGGGTGCTGCCTCAGCGTAGCCGATGCAACCCTCGGCCCACATCGCGCCGTCATATCCACCGCCCGAGCTCTCGAGCTGCTTGCTAGTGTAGATGTCCACACCGGCAAACATGCCAGCGTAGCCAGCGCCCTTAACGGCCAGCATCTCTTGGGTAGCAGGCACGAACTGAATAGCTCCAGCCTCAGCTCGGATCGATGACTGAAGCTGTCCCAGCTGCTGAGGGTTCAGGAGAGCAAACGTCATGCCGGTGTTGCCCGCAGTTTGCAGAAATGCAATCGCGTCAAACCAGTTGTCTACGCTAAGGTTCGTTCCCTTAGAGCCCTTGTCATCACCAAAGCCGGTGATCGTGTTGCCAATGATCTCCATAAAGCACTGTTCAGCTTCACCAACCATTGAGGCAGCCAGGCGGTCTACGCTAATATCAGAGCCGGGAAACCCGGTAAGCTCAGCCAGATCGCCCAAGTCACGGCGAAGGCTGTAACGAGCAACGGCCAGAGATACGCTGGCATCAGTAAGCGCAGTCTCTACGACGTCGGTGTCCTCAGCAGCAGTAACGCTAAACTTATCGGAGCCGTCAAGGCCAGCAATCCGAATGTTCATCGTGTCAGAGCCACGGCCGTTGATCAGGCCGTAAGACCGGACGGCACCGCTGTTGCGGATAGATGAGCGGTCAGCAAGAAGAAGGGCGATCTCTTGGTCAAGCACAGCGGCAAGACGGAGATCCGTTTCCATTGAAGAATGAGTAATGGGCATTTGAGCACCTTTTATTTACAGGGTTTTAGGTTTGGTTTTCCGCCCTTAAAACGCTGTTGCGGGTGCGACCCTGGGCACTATTGGAAGTGTATTACACGCCGGGCTGCTTGGTCAAACCTGCAATCAGCGTGTCTCGGTGTGCTTTGTATTCGTCGATAGACATACTGGCAATATCAGACGCGGAAGGCATACCGCGAGCCGGCGGCGCCGCTACTGCCCCAGCGTTAGCGCTGGCCGGTGCGGGTGCTGGTGCTGCCCCGTTGATCACCGGGTTTGGCGGCATCACCTCTGCCGGTGTCGGTGTAACTTGTAGCGTCTGCACGTCAGCGGCTGCCGCCGGTGCAGGTGCAGCGGTCGCCACCTCTGCGGAACCAAGCAGAGCAGACACGGCCCGGGGTAGTGCGTCCTTATTGCCCAGCCAATCCCCAAGGCTGACGCCCTCAGGTGCTCTGCGCTCATAGATCGCCAGTAGGTCTGCCACATCTTCTGAGTCTGTGACACCGTGCCGGTACACGTCAAGCTGCCGGCTATGCTGTGTGCTCAGCGTCTGTGCGTGCGTGCGCGCTTCTGCAAGCTCAGCCTTCAGCCCTTCGACGCCCTCAGCCTTAGCCTTTAGCGCCTCTGCTTCTGCCTTGAGCGTGTCCAGCTGTGACAGCGCCTCGCGCTTGTCTGCGGCCATTTTGCTTAGACGGTCCTCAGGCACCCAGCCCGCTACGTCCTTACTGCAATGTGGGCAAGTTGCTCCCATTGTCTGTCCTTCCTTGTTTATTGGTTAAGCTCAGCAGGCGTAAACCCGCGCCCCACTGTGCCCATAATGCGCAGAGCGGCTGCCGGCGGAATGCCGAAAAATTCGATCAGCATGTTCAGGCCGGTGTCTCTTGGTAGACGCTGAGCGGCTACGGCCTCAACAATGCCTTGAGCTGCTGTTACCTGCGCACCGTTGAGCACTACCCGATCGCCAATGTCCTCAATGTTGCCCTCTGCGTCTACTGTCGGCGCGTCCGTCAGCGGTAGTGCAGGAGCTCCGCCCATGCCGGCCATACCTGGCAACTGTGGTGTCGGCGCTATCGCCTCCTCAGTCATAATCCGCTGTAGAGACTCAATAGCGCGCACGCGGCTTAGCCCTGGATGCAGCTCCATATACGCATCTGCCTTGCTCATAATGCCGGCCTGAATCTTTTCAATCAGATCCTTTCTTATGCCGTCGCGCTCTTGCTGACTCATCGGAATCGCTTGATAGCGGATAGTGTAGCCCGCTTCTGGAACGTTGAGATCTGCAAAGCGGTTGAGCAGCTTAGCCGATACGCTCAAGAGCTCGACGTCACCAGCTCTAAACATCGGCTCAAATTTGCGCTGAGCCTCGCGCTTGCCAGCGTTGCTAATGCTGATTGCATACCCGCTGCGAGCTGTGCCGCCCAGGCGCTGTAGGTCGGCCGGAGACACGCCCGCAAATTCGGCTACCCGTTGCTCATAGCTTGCAATCGCCTCAAGCATCTTTGACACGTCAGCACCAGCGCTAAACTGCCCAAGCTGAGGTTGTAGATCGCCCTCTGCTTGGAACATCAGGATCGACGCTGGGTCTGTGCTAATAGCTCGGCGTTATTGCTGCCGTCTTCTAGACCCAAGCCCATAGGCAGAGCCCCGATGGCGTAGCGTTGCGGCCAGCTCGCATCTCTGAGCGTATGGCCAAACATCGAATAAAACACGGCGCAATTGAGCGAACCGTAGACGACCTCTGAGCCCTCGAAAGCATCCCACAGATAGCCCGTCTTCTCTGCGTGGTAGAGCACGCCAGGAATAAACGGCGCGCCGTCCTGATCTCGGTACGGGTACGCCTCGCCGCTGCGCTCTGCCCCTAGATACTCGGCGGTCAGATCGCGTGCTGCCTTGCCCGCGTGGTCAGTAGTTAGAATGCGCTCGATCGGATTTGCAGGATCGCGTATGTCGCACTCATGCCACGTCCAGATTAGCTCACCGCTCTTGGGGTGCTCGCGGAGCCGCATCTCTCGAATAAATACCGGCACGTCCGGCCGCTCTGCATCGGCAAGCGCTACAATCCGGTTAGGCGCTACGGGCCGATAGACGAGCTCACCGTCTGCGCTTGCGCTTACTGCCATATAGAATTCACGGCAGCCGATGACGTTAGCCGCAAAGCGAGGCATCATAGACCACAGCCCCGAGGCGTCTACAGCCTTGATCAGCTCGATCCCTGTATCGTTGCCGTCCTTGTGATCGACCACAGGCGGGCGGTCGTATAGTACGGACATTTGCTTAGTAATAGATCGAAAAATGTTCGAGCTAAGATCGGGCGTGCCCCAAGCAGCTTGGCGGCCTGGGTCAACGTGCAACGCTACTGCCTTCTCTAGGTCATCTTCCCACCGGCCCATAAGCATACGCATACGCAAGCCGGTATGCTCCCAGCGCCGCGCGTCTTCGGCTGTGGGTGCGGCTGGGGGGTGCGGAGTTGTGCGAAGTAGACTCAGGCCCATAATACTTGCCCCATTCTAATACATTTTTAGCTTGCTGGGAGCATAAAGCCTGCGGGTGATAAGTTCAATGGCTCCATACCTCAGAGCATCGATCGCGTGTTTGTTTTCGTCGTCTTTGAATGTAAAATGCTGCAAGCTCTTGATCAGCTGCTTGCATCTTGGGTCAATGTAAAACCCATTATGGATCATGCACTCATTAAGGATGCTACAGCCCTCATAGACTGACCCGCGCGGCTTGTGGGCTGTGCGGATAGTAAACGGCAGAGAGCCAGCGCCCACTCCGATCTCTCGCTCTAGAGCTCTCATTAGGCGGTTGTTTCCCATCTTGCCGCCATACCGTTTACCGCCATATTTTCTGTCGCCTACCCAACGATCTACGCTGTGGTAGGTCATGCCCTGCCGGCGCAGCATTGCAAGAATACCCCGCGCGTGCTCTTCGGGATCTACGGCCTCGCCCCCTGACGTGTACTCATCCAAGACCCAGATCCGCGGGTGCCGCTGGCCCTTGTCTACTGCTACCAGCACCGCCACTTGTGACCCAGCGTCGGCGCCGTGGTCAATGCCTATACCGATCTGCACCTTGAGCCCTGGAGGCGGTCGCTCGCCGCATACCATCTCAGCCTTGAACGCTTCAAAGGTGCGGCCCTCTGTCGGCCCGTTCCACTCACCTAACAGCCGTTGCGGTCTGTCCATCGGCAAATAGCGTGCGGCTACGTCGTCGATCTGCTCTTGCGTGAGCATAGCTAGCCCGCCCTCTGGCGTAACGTTTTCCACAGTGAGCGGCGCCGGGTGGTCGCTAATAATGCCCTGCTCCACCATGTCTTGTAGCCATCCACACGGCCGGCCTACTGGCGTCATCGTCAAACCAACCCCGCCAAGATCCCCAGCCCGTAGCACCCGCGCTGACAGCTCGCCCCAGATCGCCCGAGGTGGTGGCTCATCGATGCCGACAAAAGAAATAGTGGCAGAGGCTACGCCAAGGCTTCCTTGATTAGTCGTCTTAATGCGTAGCCGTGATCCATTTTTAAACGCAATGATCGGCACTTTGCCACGAAACCCGCGCCCGGGATTGTATTCGGTGTCTGGGTGTAGCTGGTCCTTAGGTAACACTTCCCACAGCTTGTCTTGTAGGCTTAGGCTCTGCTCCCAGCTGTGACAGATTAACCACACTTCAGTAGGCGCCGGCGGCACCTCAATAAACGGATGCTCACCCATGCAACGCCAGACGAGCTCAGCGCACTGCGCATAGCTCTTGCCCACTTGGTTACCGCCTCTCAGCAGCTTAAAGCGGCTCTGATCTGACAGGTAGGCAAGCTGGGGGGGAGTGAACCGCGCAAAGTCTAGCGGGCGCATGTCCGCCCGTTCCTTCATCGTCTGGAGACCGCGCGCCAGCTTGCCCAGGTTCACCGGCCGCCCCGGGGTTTTCCGCCCTTAATTTTCAAAGCGCGATCTTGATCAGCATGGGGGGGGGTGTCAAGTCTTACGACGTTTCGCGCCCGGACTGCCCCGAGCGTTGCGGTCAGCTGATCCTGTAGCACCGGCGGAAGCTCCAGCACTACAGCTTGAATGAACCCTAGCAGCTCCTCTGGCCCCATCGCCTCGATCGGATCTTCTGCCTCGCGCTTAACCCGCTCGAGCTCTTCTTGTGTCTGCATCTCCAGCTTGTGCAGCTGAGCCAATGCAGTGACGCGGCCCGTGTGCCTGCACATCTCAATATCACCGCGCAGCTCTGACAGCTTGGCGATCTTGTAGTCGACCGTAGAAAGCTCAGCGAGCTCGTGGCCCGTATTCTTTGCGCGTGTAGCCGCGCGGCGCGCGTTTGCGTTCCGCTTAGCCGTCACACCCGGCGGCGGCTTGCGCTTCTTGGCTTTGGTCCTGCTTTCGTCTTGTGCCATGCTTTAGAATTTTGGGATTTATTTGCGGAGCGCGAAAAAAAAACGAGGCCCGTAAAC